CTTTTCTTCTGCAAGAAATTTATTGAATGATAACATTTATTACCTTAGAAAGTTTTGTCTACTGAACTCTGGTCTGTCAACAATCTTAGTTGGTCTATTATTTACGACAGCAACAAACCCTTCTCCTTTTGTTGTTGTGCCCTTTATAGATGTCTCAAACTTCTGAGCAGGTGAGAGAGCTTCATTGTGAACATTCTTTGCAGCTTGCAAGTGATGATGAACCTGAAGAACTTTGTCAATGGAATCTGAATTGGCTCTGACATGACTAAGTTGAGTATTCATTGCATTAGTCTTGGCTTCAATTGTCTTTGGCATCTTGACTTTTTTAATCTCTTTCTCATGTGCCTCTTTGACATGAGAATAGAAGTCATGAGCATTTGGAGTGGTACCTTCTCTTACCGTTCTGTTAATGTAAGTCTTCAGATGATCAGTATGAGGTTCAACTTTTTTATATTCTGCTGGCTTGATTGTTCTTGCAACTCTATCAGCCTCGGCCATGTGTTCTTTGAAGTCAGCTTGCTTTGTTGTTGGGTAATGAACCTTGCTCATATCTACACCAACATCAATAGCATGCACATCAGGATGCTGTTTGAATTTAGATAGATCAGGTGTGTAGTTGGCCTTCATAGATGTAATGTCTTTACCATCGTAACCAGTATGAACAGCAACACCAAGACTAGAAGCAGCAAGCTTTTTGCCCTCATCAGAATGTTGACGAGCTGTGTATGTAATTGTATTTGGTTTAAAGTTTAGCTTGCTACCAGCCTTCTCTACACTATTAGTGTCATGCATTAAGTCACCCTGAAACACACCTGTCTTAGGTGTAATTTTAGGAAGATGATCTAATGCTTTCTTTAGTTTAGTTACTAAACCAGGTGCATTACCGTGATTGGTCTCAATATCTTCATGTGTGTAGTTAATCTTTGGTTCTTTGTTGAATGCAGATTTAGTCGACACAAAGAACTGGCCAGTTGCTGGATGATGACCAAAAACAATACTAGGACTTCCGTCATACTTCTCTGTAATAGAAGCACCTCCCTTTTGACCTGTCAGGGTTTTGTGAACAGCGTTGAGAGTATTGACTGCGTGCTTATAACCAGCAGCACCAGCATTAATTACATGATCTTCTGCATGCTCAAGATGGGTCAGCTTTTCTTCATTGGCAGCAGACTCCACCAGTAGGGCAAAGATATGACGCATTATTGTTTTGCCTTCACTGTTCCAAATTTAAAGTTTACTTGGGGACTTGAAAAGGCACCGTGTGTTGTTCTGTGCTCAGCAGTAGCAATGTGATTACCGCGCTCGTCATGGAAATGAACGTTGCCATTCTTTGCGGTTGCAGTAATTGATTTTGATTTATTAGTAGCAACAACAGCTGGATGTTTTTCAATAGGTATAGACTTACCACCTTTCTCACCTACCACATAATGATAAGGTAGGTCGGGATTAGCTTTCAAAAAATGCTTAATATGCGCTTGTTTTTCTTGATGTGAAGCATTATTGAATGTGTCTACGTGTTGTTTTGCAGATTCGTATTGAGCAGTGCGGTTGTGGCCAATAATTGTTTCGTCTTTTCTTACTGCTTTGATATCTTTAGCAGTTTTGCCTACTAGACCGGCCTTCTTTTTGCCTTTTGCCCATGCAGCAGTTGTTCCTGTAGACATGCCATGTTCAACACTCTGACGTTCAAATGAAGCAGCTGGATTGTTGGACGCCGTACCACTTGTTGCTTTGAGAGAAGCACCATGCTCAAAGCTTTTCTTATTTTTCTTGACCTTGATTAAAATATCATGAGGATTAGCAGCACGACTAACATCACGACCTATATGCTGACTAATACCTTGACTGGTGTGATGAACTTCATGTATGTGTTCTGGACTAATACCCTCATCGGTATGTAAACTCTTCAAATAAGCGGTAGCCGAGTCCTTTGATTTTTTGGCAATGTCAGCTTGCTTCTCGGGTGACAATTTTGATAGTGCTACTTTATGTTTCTTTTTAAGATCTGTGATTTTAGATTGATATGTTTTGTCAGGATTGGTTCTCGAAGCCGTTGCATTGTGAATATGCAATACTGTTCCAGCCTCATAAGCATCTCCCATAGCTGAATTGCTGGCATTAGCGTCTACCTCTTCATCTAGTCCGAGGAATTGTTCTTGTATAAATGTGGAAAAGGACTTCATTCAATACTCCGTAATTTTATTATATATTTATGTCATAAAAAAACCCACCGAAGTGGGTTTATTGTGGTAACTATTAAGATCACTTTCAGTCTTCACTCACATAAGCTGTGTCGTTGTGATGAGCAGCAAGAGCTTTGTGTGCGGCATTAACTTTTGAACTACCTGCAGCTTTAGCTACCTTTTCAGGTGTAGTTTTTTTAAACGATGAAATACTCACTCCGTGTAGTTCTCCAGTGGCTTTGTCGTGAATACCATAAACAATATTAGCATCTGTATTGTTACCAGCTTCGGTTTCTTTAACGTGATGTGTCTTGCTATTATGAACGGTTCCGGAAGTACCTGAAGCGTATTTCATTCCTTCCTTAAATGAATCCTTGGAAAGAGGATATGATTCAGTGTCGTGTTCCTCTTCTTCCTGTTCAGAAATAGATCTGAAACCAATTGTTTTAGACTTTTGTTCGTGCAATGCAATGTAATCTGAATATTTTTCAATCGACATTTCTCTCTCCTTGAATTGATTTTATCTTACTATTTATAAAAGTATATCAGCCACACCTAGATCGATACATTCCTGCGCCGATAACCAAACATCTGATGGTGGGAGCAACTTTCGCTTAATTGTTCTTTCATCCATTTCAGTGCTGTTTTTAATAATGTCAAGCATCTTTTGTTTGACAAACCGAGTCTCACGCTCCGATGCTTTGATATCATGTTCCTTGCCTTCGTATGAAGTTGAGAACTGATGGCACATGATACTTGTATTCTTTGCAAGTGTTCTACTACCTCGTTCACCCGATACAAAAATCATAAATGCTGCACTCATCAAGCTTCCAAGACCAATTGTCTTGATTGGAATCGTACTGGATTTCATCATATCGATCACAGCAAAAGAATCATAAAGATCACCACCAATACTGTTAATGTAAAGTGTGAGACATTGTTTCTTGACAGCTTTTGCATTCTCACTAATGATCCATTGAATCAAAGGAGTAGTATTGAATTGTCCTATCTCTCCAGTCAAGTAATGTATACCGTTTGTATACAGGTCAACTTGAATTTGGTCTTCAACTGTGCTTATATTCTCTAGTAGCATAACATTCCTTATGGACATTTAATTATTCGAATTGCTTGACGAACAAAACTATCATCTTGATCATTGTTGCGTAAGTATTTAGCCTGAAGCCGATACGCTTCTTTTTCGTTACTGTACCACATATTACAGTCTGTTGCTTCAAAACCAATATTAGCTTGAATATGGTGAATAAATTCGTGAACAAAAGTAGATTTTGTTATAGGATCATTCAAGTTAAGATCTTGCTTATAGTATACAGTATTTTTATAATATACAGCAGAAACGGGACAATGCTTAACTCCTTCACAAACTAGTGATTTGAGATATTGTTCTGTAGCTGGTACGATTTGAGGAAGGTCGATTTCTCCTCTATATCTCATCAGCTTCTTGGCTTCGTTCATCAATGAAACCATGTTAGCGTCTGGTGTAATTGCAGCTTGTTTTTTAGATTGACCAAAGCAGGAAGCAGCAATGGTCGCAAAGAGGAGGAGGGTGATTAGCTTTTTCATACAGTAATTATACACCAAACATGACCAGTAATCAACTTACATCTATCTGCTTAATTTTATCAAAATCCAACATATTGTGAGTTAGACCAAAGAACATAAACTGTTGGTATAGTGATTCCTCAAGTAAATTTGCTTCCTTCTCCCAAGGCTGTTCCTTGTACTTTATATTTCTGTACTTGGTACCTTCCCACGTATCAATAGGTGTACCCCTTACAAATCTCGACTTCAATTGCTTGGTTGCATATTGCTTGAGGTGAACCATCTCATGTGCAAGTGTAATCATCATGTGCTCAAACGTAAGGTTCTTATGAATATCAATCTCAAAATCATAAGTGTCTATGCAAGTACAATATCCGTCCGCATTTATATCTTTCGCTGATATATTTAAATGTATTTTATGTTTTTGTTTGGGAAGTAAGATGTCTGCGTAAAAGTTAGTTGCTAGTTTAATTAACTTTATTAGCTCTCTGTTTTTAAACTTCCTTGTTTTTATCTTCATTTTTCGTCTTATCTAGCTCTACAAGGGAAGTAATGATGTCGGTGGGAAGATCAAACATTTTAGACAAATAAAAGAAAAAATGCTTTATTGTTAGCAGTATTGACGTAATAGTAAAGACGATTGTAAATTTTATTGCAAAACTAGCTAAATGAATTAAATACATCTTTGAACTTACCTTTTTCTGACTTGATTCTTATACCTGAATCTGATTTATCGAACACAGGACCATCATCAACAATATCCTGTTGTGCGCTCTGTTCCACATCATACAACTTCATCTTAGGTCTGTCAACTCCAATCACAAAACGTCTATGTACTCCCGGATCATTGTACCTGTTTTTCAATTGCTTGACCATCATTTGATTCAAGTCTTGTAATTCTTCAGAACTTATCAACGCAATCATGAAGTCAGCTGTAGCTGGCAAACCAAACGACTCACTAGTATCTTCCAAACCAAGATCACTACTTGTGAAACCACTTCTAGTAGTCTGAGTAGCAGTTACAATAGGTACATCAAACTCAACAGCAAGACCTCTTAGTTCCTCAGCAATAGCCTTGATGTAAGTGTACGAATTTACATTTGCACCGTACTTCAATCTTGAAGAGCTACAGATATTTAGGTAATCGATGTATATGATATCTGGATGAAAGTTTCTTTTCAGCTTCAACTCATTAAGCAAGTGTCTCATATGACCAGCGCCAGCAGATGCAGTTGGATATTCCTTAATGATCAGTTTACCATTAGTCTTTTCCTGTACACGTTCAATCTTCTTGTCATACGAATCCCGTGGAAGGATTGTCAGCTCATCTAACGACACATTGAGTAAGTTGGCATCGATACGCTCAGCAATTCTCTCTTCTGCCATCTCCATAGTAATGTATAGAACATTCAACCCAGCTGAAAGGTTTGCAGCTGCACAGTGACACATAAACAAAGATTTACCAACACCAGTACCAGCAAGTATTACGTTCAGTGTCTTGTTAGGTAGTCCACCTTTCGTAATCTTATTGAGGTATTCAAGATCAAACGGCACTCTCTTCTCTTTCTTATGATAGAATTCATAACGAGAAGCAGAATCCTCAAGGAAATCATGTCCGATATGTGAATCGAATGATACTGCTAGTGCATCGGATAATATTTGAGGAATGGCCCCTTTACCAACCTTCTCCTTATCACTATCAAGAATCTGAATTGATTTCATAATAGCATTGTAGATTGCTTTATCTTGACAGAACTTTTCAGTCTGATCAACTAACCAATCCATATTTTCACTTGGTTGTTGTTCTAACTCAGTTATAAGAACCACGACCTCATCATAGTAGCTTGAAATCTCTTTGTTACTATCAAGCTCAATGGTCAAAGCTTCTTTATTTGGAAACTTATTATACTTTTTTACAAACTCATCTATACCTTCATAGAGAGCCTTGATAGACCTTTCAACAAAGTACTCACTCTTAAGAAAGGGAATGGCCTTACGGCCATACTCCTCATTCGAAAGAAGGTTTGATAGAATCAACTTTTCAATCATTAACAGTTCCGTAACTAAATTCTTTCTTAGCACACTCTTCCAAACTAGCCAACACTACCTCAGTAAAGTATTGCTCTGGATTATTATTAATCTCTTTGCCAAATACTTTGCGACCGTCAGGTAACTCATAACGAGTGGACACCTTCTTAAATATCTCATACTTCTCAGCAAGCTCTAACAAACCATAGTACCGGTCTAAGCCTTTGTTGTAAGTAAGTAACACTGTTGCGTCTTGGTTTTCTTTAGATAGTCTTGACTTGAAGGTTTTGATCTTAATTTGGCTTCCAATGACTTCTCCGTCTCCATCTTTTTCTTTTTTCTTGGAGAGCATAGCAATCGTGCTAGCTGCGTACTTGAGACCTGATCCACCGCTGATTTCTTTTGTGGGAACATATGAACCTACTACCTCATAAACGTGGTTTGTGACTAGCATCGGTACTTTGACCTTTGCCAACTTCAATGTCAGAACACGAAACGCAGCCTTAATTACTTGCGACTTCGTCATGTCTCTAACATCCTTCCCTTCTAAAGAATCTTCCATCTCTTTAGAAGTAGAAAGCAATCCCAGACTATCAAGAACAAACATCATTGGTGGACGTTGGTCTGCTGGTTGTTTCTCATATGCTTCAATCAGTTTAAGTGCATGTGTCTTAAACTTCTGAATAGTATCCGGTTCTGCAATAATGACACGCGCTGTGTCAATACCACGTGATTCCATCATCTGTTTTGTTACTGCTGCCTCTGTGTCGTAGTAGACGACTGCTCCTGTTGGGTTCTTGTCAAGGAAGGCTCTAACGATACCAAGAACGAAGAAAGTTTTACCAGTAGCTGACTCTCCTGCAAAAGCAGTAATCTTGTTATCAGGTATGCCACCATAGAGGCTACCAGAGAGAAGAGCGTTGAGAATGTAGCTGCCAGTATCAATATAACCACCATACTCAGAACTAGCAGTGCCGTCAGAGGCCAAGTAAGTATTCTCATCATCCAACTCCTTCAATAGACTTTTCAAAAAACTCATCACATCTCCCTTATTTGATCTTTATCAATCATAACTGTACCACCTCTTATCTTACCAGTCAACTCTTTTAGTAATCTAGCACGCGATTCAATCTCTTCTTGTGTTTCATATTGCTCTTGTACATGTTGTTCTTTAGTCTTTATTTTACCGAGTCCAATATTAGCAGCAATCAATAAAATAATTGCTAACGGATCAAATACAATAACAATAAGAATAATTACCCAACGGACTGTCTTATCTAAAAACTTAGAGTCGACTTTGTCGTCGACTTTGTCGTAAAATAACTCAGCAATATATTTAAGTGGGCCAACTTCCGCTTCTACTCTTCTGACTTGTACTGCGAGCGGCGCACGATCTTCATTAAGTTTACTAATTGTATTCTGGTAGGCTTGGATTTCCTCTTGTAGGCGAGTACGGTCTTTTTGTTGCGTACGACGAACCACCACTGCTTTTTCCGCACCCTTTTCTGATTCACTGCGGCCCATGATCTGATCCACAGCCTCATCGTATTGTTTAATTGCTTTACGGTTTGCATCTATGTTCTCCCTTGCTACTTTGATCTTTTCATCATATATTGCTAACTGGGATACAACATCACTTGAAGAGGTTGTCTGGTCAATATGTGCTTTGGATAGATATCCAAACGTTCCCATTGAGGTGATAAACATCAACGTAATTATTGATGCAACCAAATATACTTTAATTGAAAACGGCGCAACATTCCAGTTGCGATATGTCCACGATGCAGCAACAACCTTTGCTACTTCAAGAGTTCCACCCATAATAACAACAGGCC